TCGTAGTCCTGTGGGTCTTCGTCAGATTCTTCTTCTGAAAAAGGCTCCATGAAGTACGGGAACAGACTGTAAGAAGCACGAGGAACATCGTTATGCAGCGAAGACCGCCCGTACCCAGCATCACGCCGAGCATCGTGCGGTCTTCCGTAGAACTGCCTGTGCTGCATCAGGAAGATCTACCAGTAATCAGGCTCCCGATCTTCTGTGAAGAGATGGCCCTTGCAGAAGCTGCGGGCGTGAGAGCTGTACCGGGACCTGATCCGTACTCATTGTTAGCAACGGGAAGTGCACCGATAAACTCGTCCTGGTCTGCTGGTGAGATGCTACCGGGCTTTGCAGAGTTCAAGTTAGGAACATAAGCAGATGCCGGTAGACCACCACCGCCAGTTACGACGTCAGCAGGGTTTGGCGTGTTGACGAAGTTGAGATTGACAGAACCGTAGATTCCATCGTCTCTAACAACTCCGTTTGTCACACCGATGTTCGGGATCGAATCACCGGGGCCTCCTGCACCGTTCAGTGCAGAGATGCCAGCATTCAGAACAGCTTCCTCGTTGTACTCACTGTAGAGAGGAGATCCAGCAAAGATCGCTTGGAGGTTGGAATCATTCCGCGCGCCCAAGCCGCCGAACCGGGGACCACCCCAGGGCTTAACAGTTGCGACTCTGTGCGACGTGGCCATGTGTTCCTCCTATCAGCGACGCAGCTGAGCTTTGCGCTCGCGGATCACCTTGAGGCGGCGGAGAAGGATCTGCTCGCTCTCCTCAAGCTTCTTCTTCTCTGATAGTTTCGTGTACCCAGTTACATCTCCGGCGCCGGCACCCTTGGCTGGCTTCTCGCCGCTGAGCGCCTGGGGACCAGCGAAGTCCTCGTCGACTTCATCAGCTTCGAGGTCCATCTCTCTCATTGCCTTCTTGCTCTCCTTGGAGGCAAGACCGTGCTTGGCCTCGATCTTGGCCTTCTCCTCGAGAACGATCCTACGAAGCAACTCAGGTGTAAGTTTCTTTGCCATGTTATTTAGACTCCTTCTGTTAAATATAATGCTGCGGTTAAACTCTGCGAATAGGCTCAGAAAATGCTAGATCAGCCCATTTTGAAGCGCTATCGAAAATATCTAGGGGATCAGCGTTGAGCATCGCCTTCGAAGCTGTGTCGCCTGCTGTCATCACAGCCTGCTCATGAGTAATTCCTCGTGCGCCCGGCGCCGGCTCAGGTGCCTCTGTTAGTCTCTGCGCTGTATCAGCGAAGATGCTCTGAAGAACTGGGTCGCTAGTTATACTACCGATCTCACTCTTTGAGACTCTGGCGCGTGGTGGCGCTGCTGGCTGCTGCTTCGGATTGACCTGGATCGACTCAAGGTGAGCGCGGCGGCGGGCAAGTCCTGGATCGACGTCGACCTGTTGCGATCTTACAGCTGAGATCTGCCTCGAAGACCTTGACTCATTGAGTGCAGGCTCTGTCAAGATCTCAACAAGACACTCCTTGATGATCGACTTCAGCTCTTCCTTGTTAAGTCTCATATTACCTCCAGGAGATAATATCGTTGAAGAGTCTGTTGATACGGTCTGATGAATCAAATGCCTTATTAAGGTCTGAGGGTCTAACCTGGCGAGACTCATTCATCATGAATGCGCCGGGAGTCGAGGGCTCAGAGACTATATCAAAGCAGATAAGCTGGAAATCTTCCTGTACGATCAGCGCATCGCCCTGCTTCCGAGTGGAACCAACACCTCTTGAAGAGATGCCAAGTGTGACACCACTCTCAATTAGAGACTGCAGGATCTTTCCGCTTGGTGTGTTAAGAAGCTCAACAGTTCCTACGCAGACTCCGCCTTCCATTCTTGCATCTCTAACGATGTGAGAGACGTTCTTAAGCTCAACAACAGCAGTATCTGGGTGGTCACACTCACCAAGAGCTCTGTTCTCACGAATGAACTTCTGGTAGTTTATGATCTCTCTGCTGAGGATGGGCATCGGGTAGATTCGACCGTTCTGGTTGATCGTGTCGGCGCGCTGGAGAACGCCTCGGAGCATGATCTTTCCACCGTCTCTGCCGCTCTGCTCCTTGATTACTGTTGGATTGATCGAGAGCGGGAACCACTCTGTCAAAAGTACTTGATCTGTGCTCATATTGAAGAAACCTCCTGGATAAGTGAAGTCAAGGTAAGCAGCTTCATTGCAAGATCGTCGTTGACCTCTTCAACGTTAAGACTCTCGATCTGACTTCTAACCCTAGAGGATCCTTCCTTCAGGATTCCATTCTGCGTCTTGTCACATGCAAGGCTGATCGACTTAATGGCAGCTTCTTTGATTGAACGAGCGCGCTCTACAAACTTTGGAGATGTCTCGTCAGTGATTGTGATGTACTCATTGAGAATCTCTCTCTGTGCTGCTGTAAGCTTGCTGCCCCACCGGTTGTTGAACTTCTCGTTCATGATCTTGACAACAAGCGAGTCGACATTGTCGCCAACCTTAACCTCGACAGGAGACTTATGCTCTGCACTGTTTGTCAAGTAGTCGATCACTTGCGACTCAAGAGAGATCATTCTTGATAGGTCTGATGAATCTAGCTGCTTCCACTCGTTGATCACAGTCTGCACTAGGGCAAGAGATCTGTAGTTAGGAATTCTGCGAGAGTAGAAGTCCTTGTCTGCAAGGTTGTGGTTGATGTCTCTTATGAGAAGAGACTTCTCTCTTTCAGCTTTCTTCTGATCGATCCTGCGGATCGAAGATCTAGACTCGGAAAGAACTGTGGAAGCATGCGTCGGATTCGAGACAGAAGATCCAGATATCGCCTTAAAGACTCTGAACTCCTTGAATATCTCTGAGTCTTTCTTGAAGTGCGACTCTAGAATCGCCAGAGCACGCTGTGCGCGATCCTTGTCACCTTCGACAAGAGCTGCTGAAACTGCTCTGAGTAGCAGCTCATATGTGATTCCGACGTTTCTTTTCTTGTTATGTGTGAAGTGGTTCATGTACCTTCCTCCTCGCTTTGTCTGCTAGGAGATTTTGCAAATCTAGCTTTGAGACCCTTAACAATGCTATCTATCTCTGATGTGCTGGTGTCGCTGTAGTGATCTTCCTGCGACTCAAACTTCATTAGATCTTTGTGCGCATCCTTCATCGGATTTATGAGATCTTTTTTCTCTCCGTAAGGATGAGATATGCTGTCTGACTGCTTCTTTGGATCGTGTGAAGTCATGCGTCCATGGTCAGACATACCGGTGTCTATTCTGCGACGCTTCTTGTTTCTGATCTCTCTCTTCGCGTAGTCGGGACCCATTGCAGTCTTCTCTGTTAGAGTCTGCCGCGGGAACATCCTGTCGACAAACTGCTGAGCCTTGATCGGAGCGTACTCATCGTTGATAGAGAGCTTTGACGTGTCGAAGTCATCCTCGTTAATCTTGTCTTCTTCTGCAAGCGGACCACCAGGCTCAGCTGCTGAAGCGGGAGTTCCCGATAGATCAGCTGATTCACCTTCCGGAAGCTTAGTAGACTCTATCTTCAGATCCATCAGCTTGTCCTTGATTAGCCCCTTTTCGATCGCGTCAATCTCTTCGTCCTGCATGCCAAAGACGCTCTTCCTAACCCATCTACGATCAACGAATCCGGCCACCTGCAGGGCTGAAGCTGCAATAGTGAACTTCGTTGAAAAGAGCTCGAGCTTCTGCTGCTGTGCGATGGAAGACGGGTTTGTAAGCTTCAGGTCAAAGTCAAGAAGATCTTCACCGTCAAATCCGTTGCAGTGCAGGTGAATGATGGCAACTTTGTTAAGCTCAGAGATGATGGTTCTCTGAATTCTTGCGATCGTCCTAGAGAATCGAATGTCTTCCTGTGACAGCGTTGCCTTTGCACCGAGACCTTCGTCGTAGCCAAGGAATGCCTTGGGAATCTTCAGCGCAGCGAAGAGCTTCTTCTGAATATACTGGACATCTTCAATTGCAGCCGCATTCTGTCCACCGGCGAGGGGGTCGATCTTGGTACCTGTCTGACTTCCTCGAACAGGAATGAAGTAGTCCTCGTCAACGCTGAGTGGGTTGTACCTGAGGTCGACTCGACCCGTGGTGCGGTCAACAACCTGGTTCTTCTTGAGCTGCGTCTGGGCTTGCTCCATGTAGTTAGAAATCTCTTCTGGTGGCACATTGCCCACGTCAATGTAGAAGACTCGACGATCAGGGGCGCGGACGATACGATACACGAGCATCGCATCCTCGACCAGGATGAGCTGGCGCCAGATGCGTCGGGCAGCTTCAAGAACTGAAGATCCATACGGCAAGAAAGCGTCGTTGCCCAGGATTCTAAAGTGGCTCACTTGCCAGTTCTCTAGGACTTGGTTTCCCTGTGTTGTCCACCTGTACCTAACAGCAAGTGGATCGTCCTTGTCGAATCCTTCCTCACGCTCGACTTCGTTGACTGGCATCGGATAGACGTTGATAACGCCGTGCTCAGGAGAAACGTCGTTGAAGAGAAAGAAGTCTCCATACTTGCACATGTTCCTGACCCAAGAAGTCAGGTTGAAGTTGACGTTCAGCGTGTCAAAGAAGAGCTCTTGTAGGAGCTTTCTGATGATAGGATTCTCAGAGTAGATGTGTAAGCAGTTTCCCTTCTCGTCAGGAGAGACTGTCTCCTCAGCGTAGATGTCGAGAGCGCTTGCAATCTCTGGAGTGTACTCCATCTCCTGAAAGTCTGAATACCTAGCAAGTCTGTCGTAAGTGCCGTAAGCACTCATCGCAGTTGAGTAGACCTGACTTTGAGTCTTTCTAAAAGTCTCAAAAGCAGATGTTGTCTTCTGAGAAGGAACAAACTCCTTCACTCTTCTCTTGATGACAGGACCACTTCTAAAGAGAGTGGTAAGTTTTCCAAAGATGTTTTCGTCTTTTGCCATTTCTTAGCCCTTTAGAACCCAGGCGAATTCTTGGTTAAATGTACCATATTGTGGTCGCCTAGAAACAAGATCTCGCTTGTTTGCAGCTTTCTTTTGATGGTCGCCTTCGAGGACCTGAGTTGAGGCGCCATCGAAGGTGAGAGACTTCTTTGTCATGGATCCAATGAGTGCAGCAGCAATCGCTCTTTGATCTTCTGTATCATTGTCAGAATCAAAGAGCCAACAGCCGATGGCAAGGCTCATGACGAGGTCGTCGTTCTCACCTTTCATGGCTTGCACCTTGTTGTTACTCCATACGAATGTCTTAAGCTCTTCGTAGAAGCGGGACGAGTAGATCTTGATCTGTTTGTTTCTAAGTGTCTCTTCGAGCTTGTTTAGAATGAGCGGTCGCGTCTTCGAGGAGGTTGTGAACCCAAGCGAATCTGCCTCGAGATCAGGAACAAAGCCTCCAATAAAAGCACCCCTGCTCTTTGAGCTGTAGATCTTCTTATATCCGGCATCTTTCATTCTAACAAGAGTTGAGTATCCAAAGCTATTGTTCTCTGGACAGAGAAGCGCTTCGTTGTAGAGCTTACCAAACTCTATCAACATGTCGCCAAATCTGTCAGGTGATACCTTGCCCTTGTACTCTGCGACGACCTCATCATCTGTTGCATCAAAGATGTGGAAGGTAGAGTAGTCTTTACCGTCGCCTCTTGCGACGTCGGCGCTTATCACATATTTGTGATCAGGTTTGGGTCTCTCCCAGACCCACACATTTCTATCAAATCCTGCCTTCTCAACGGGCGGTCTGACCAAGCTCCGGAGCCATTCGATGTCCTGGTCGCCAAGGAAGGTCTCTCCAGAAGCAGCGAAGTCGCAAAGGTACTCCTGAGCGATCTCACGCTGAGTTAAGTTGCGGGTCTCTTTGTCAAACCAATCTTGATCACGCTCCGGGTGGACGTCCCAATTGAGACGGATCGCTTTAAACTCGTTCAATCCTGCTTCTGCATCAGTAAACAGCTTGTAGTACTGGCCGCCGACGCCGTTTGGAGTAGAAAGCAGAATTGCTCGACCGCCAGTAGACAGCGTCGGGTAGAGACCTGTCCACAGTGTATCGAAATCTCTAACGAAAGCCGCTTCATCAACGATGAGAAGCGAAAGAGCTTCTGATCTACCAGCGTCGTCTGACGTTGGGATCGCTTTGATGGAAGAACCGTTAGTGAGCTCGAGCAGCTGGCGGTTGTTCGTCACAATAGGCGACAGGACCAACCACTCAGGAAGATTAGCAATGATGGTCTTTGACTTCTTAATGAAGTTCTGCGCGACGCCCAGCTTGGTGGCAATGATGAGGATGTTCTTGTCTTTGTGAAACAGTGCCATCCAGACTGAGTACGCTGCGACCAGAGTAGAAAGTCCGAGCTGTCGACCCTTTACAACGATGACGAATCTGTTGTCTCTGAACGAGTCAACGCAGTCGTCTTGGAACGGATACGTCTTAAACGGTATCGTTCCTCGGGTCGGATGCTGAATCTTTACATAGTTATTGAAGAAGTAGGCAGGATCTTTACCGCACCTTACGATCTCTGCAATCTGCTTTTGCTTTGAGATGTTCATTCATCTACTTTAAAGACCGTATTGGCTCTGTAACACGCGATCTTTCGAGGTGAGTAGGCAGACATTGTCATGAGCTCAATAGAGGTGTCGAATGACATCTGCTTGGTCTTAAGCTTGTATCCGGTAGCTTTCTTAAAGTCAGATGAAAGCTTCTCCATGAACTTCTTAATCTTCTGCGTCGCCTCGTTCTCGCAGGCTTTCGTCTGATCGAACTGAGGTCTATCAGATACCATGTGAACGATGGTGGCGAACTTGACGATGATAGTGTCACCCTGCAGTGACACCTTGATCGACTCGCTGGCATTTCCAGAGGTTGAGCTGTAGCCAAACGATGTGTCTGTTAGTTGTGCTATTGCTTGGATGGTTGACGCTTTCATGTTCAATAACTATTCTGGTTTGCAGAATCTTTTAGGTTGGGTCGCCATCCTTGTTTCCACTTGTCTCTGTTTGTCTCAAAGTAGTTGACAGTGCAGTCAAAGCAAGCTTCACTTATTAGAAAGTGCATTAAATCAGTGTCAACGTTCATCGCGCAGTCACAAACCGGGCAAAACAGCGGGACGTCTGCTAGGTCACGACCTGACATATGATCTTCCTCTCTCGTGTGTAATCTCAATCATGTGATCGACGCTGTCCTTGATCTCATCGATGTGTGAGATGATCAGGATGTTCTTGAAGTGCATCTTCAGCGAAGCCAGAAGCTTAGAGCACATGTCAAGGTTATTCTCATCTAGA